TCTCTTTCCTTATCCAAAGGAAAGGTCATTGAACGGAAAGGAAAAGGTCATGACTTGCCACGAATTGAAACGGTCATCACTGATGCAGCCGGGAGTTACGGCCCCGAAGTTGCAGATTGGGCTGAGCGCATTCTCGGAGTGGAACTCATGCCCTGGCAGAGGCATGTTCTCAACGGTCAACTTGCCGTGGATGCCGAAGGGCAGTTCCTCAACCACGTATCGCTTGTCAGCGTCGCTCGACAGAACGGAAAAACCGTAGCGCTCAAGGCGCTGCTTGGCTGGTGGCTAACCCAGCACGCTACGCAGGTCGGCCCTCAAACCATCCTCACTACAGCCCACAGGCTCGATCTAGCGACAGCCTTATTTCAAGACCTAGCTCCGGTCATTGAAGCCAAGTTCGGTGTCAAAGCTGTGTGGGCTTATGGTCGTAACAGCATCAAGGTTGGTGACTCGCGTTGGTACGTCAAAGCAGCCAGGCCATCAAGCGGTCACGGTATGTCGGTAGATCTCATCATTGCGGACGAAGTGTTCGGCATTGATTCCGAGACGCTCGACATAGGCCTCCTGCCCACGCAACGCGCCAGACCCAACCCACTGTGCTCAATGTGGTCAACGGCAGGCACCGAGGACTCCATAGCGATGCTGCGCTGGCGTGAGCAAGGCATACGTGCCATTGACTCAGGTGAAGTCACCAATTCTGTGTACCTAGCGGAATACAGCCCACCGCCCGACCTTGACCCGATGAGCGAAGCCGCGTGGGAATACGCCAACCCGGCACTCGGGCACACGCTGGACATCCGTACCGTCCAGGCTGAATCCAAAGGCCCGAATCGTGCAGGCTTCCTGCGATCTAGCGTAAACCTATGGGTGCAATCAGAACTGTCGTGGCTGCAGCCTGGCAAGTGGGAGTCGTTGCGTACCGATTTGCCACCGTTGCCGGGTGGCGTGCTCGCCGTAGAAGTATCGCTGGACGATGGCAGGTACGTGGCGGTACGTGTGAACGCCAATACTGCTGGGATACTTTGTGCGACTGTCGCATTCATGTGCGAGACAGTGACACAGGTGTGGGATAACATTCGTGCCCAGTTGGCCTCCAACTCAGGTTTGCAAGTTGCTATCACGCCGACACTGGACACCAACTGCCCCTCCGATCTGCAACGTCGCAGGGTGCTGGTCGGCTATCAGGAGATAAGCCGCTACACGTCAATGGTCAAAAACCTCATCAATGAGGGCCGCGTCAATCACACTGGTGAGACGATGTTGGCTGAGCATGTTGGTCGTGCCGTTGCGGTCAAAACTCCTGGCGCTATTGCGTTGTCATCACAGAAGTCAAGTGGCCCGATTGAGTTAGCCCGGTGTCTCGTGTGGGCTGTCGGCATGTGCGCCAAACCGCGACCCATGGTGAACCGACCCATGATTGCATCGAGTGCCTAGACTGATGCCACGATGGCATTCTCACTGAAGCGCGCAGTCGCTAACAACACAAACGCACAGATAGGTGCAGCTGGCGCTGCTGGCAATCCGCTTGTCGGGAACTTCATGACCTATACCACCGACTTCAACAGGTCGGCTGCCATCCAGATTCCTACCATCAGCCGGGCACGTGACTTGATCTGCTCGATGGTTGGCTGCCTAGAAATTCATCAATACGCCAAGCAGTGGATGGATGACGATTACGAGGAAATTGACCTGCCCGATGACACATGGTTCCACCAGCCCGACCCCAACGTGACACGCAACTTCATCATGAGCTGGACGACCGATGACCTGCTGTTCTACGGACGCGCATTCTGGATTGTGACCAGCCGCTTCGGCAACGGCTTCCCAGCAACCTTCACGTGGATTCCAGCAAATGACGTGCAGACACGCGACCAAGCCGGGCCTCAATGGTTCGGCCCCAGCAAAGAGGTGTACTTCAACGGCTACAAGCTCGACCCGAACGATGTCGTGCAATTCCTCAGCCCAATCCAAGGCCTGCTCACTATGGGTGCTCGTTCAATCCGTACCAACATCAACCTGGACACCAGCGCTGAGCGCTTTGCCAAAAATCAAACCCCGGCAGGCGTACTGAAGCAGACGGAAGGCGAGCCATTGAGCGCCGAGGAATTGAGCGAATTGGCTGCTGGCTTTGCAGCTGCACGAAACAACAATGCGATTGCTGCGTTGAACCAGTACGTGGATTGGAAAGAGTCCTACATGGATCCGAGCAAGTTGCAGTTGACGGAAGCACGCACCTATCAGGCGTTGGAGATGGCACGCATCGCCAACATTCCGCCTTACTTAGTGGGTGCGCCAAGCGGCTCCGGCATGACCTACCAAAACGCGCAACAGGCACGCCAAGACCTTTACCTATTCGGTGCCAAACCATTCATTGACTGCATCGAGCAAACGTTGAGCATGAACAACATCACGCCACGAGGCCGTTACATTTATCTGGACATTGACACATACCTAGAGGAATACGAAATGTCTCCCGAGTCGGACAACGCTGCACCGACTCGGGAGCTACCAGACACAGAAAACGAGGATTCATGATTCGCCTAACTGCACAAAACACATTTGTCCTGGCTGAGGATGGCGAGTCACCACGCTCGATCAGTGGTGTTGCCGTACCTTGGAACACCGAAGCAACCGTCAGCGACGGAACTCGAGTTCGCTTTGAGCGCGGCTCACTGCCAATCACTGGCAAGAAGCCCAAGTTGCTCAAGTACCACGATTCCGAGCAGCCAGTAGGCGTGGTCACCGGGCGACTGGACTCCGAGGAAGGCATGCTATTTACGGCCCGAATCAGCGCCACCAGCGAAGGCAACGACATGCTCGAGCTGATCAAAGACGAGGCAGTTGACTCGGTATCAGTAGGCGTTGACGTAGTTGACGCTTCTTACGACGACAACGGCACCATGGTCATCAAAAAGGCCAACTGGGTAGAATTATCACTTGTCACGGCACCTGCATTCAAGGGCGCTATGATTACAGAGGTTGCAGCGACCGAACCACAAGAGGAGACAACCACAATGTCCGAAGTCAAGGTCGAAGCATCCGTAGAAGCACCAGCACCAGCACCACAAATGCTGTTCGCTGCACCGAAGAAAGAATTCGTCATGCCAACCGCTGGCGAATACATCAGCAAGCTGTGCCAAGGTGGCGCAGTTGCTGCCGAGTTCCTTGCCAATCTGAAGGCTGCTGCACCTGATGTTGTCACGACTGACACGCCTGGCCTTCTGCCAACGCCAATCCTCGGCCCGGTGTACAACAACCTGATCGGTCGTCGCCCAGTCATCGATGCAATCGGTGCACGCGCAATGCCCGGTGGCGGCAAAGTGTTCTCACGCCCGAAGGTGACCACGCACACCACGATTGGTTTGAGCAATGGCGAAAACCAGCCGCTTGATGCAGGCACGTTTGTCGTCGCCAAGGAAAACGTCACCAAGGCTGTGTACGGCGGTTACGTCAAGTTGTCCGAGGAGGACATTGACTGGAGCGAACCCGAAGTCTTGGGTGCACTCGTGGATGACATGTCACGTGAATACGGCAAGCAGACCGAGGACGCAGTAGAAGCTGCGCTCAAGGCTGGCATCACCACCACGCGCGCCGCGTTTGACGTAACTGACCCGGCTGAATGGGCAGCATGGATCTACGGCGCGTCGCAGACCATCCTCAACGCCAGCACGCACCTGCCAACCCACTTGTTCGCATCGCCTTCGTTCTGGGGTGCACTTGGACAGCTCAGCGACACCGCTGACCGTCCACTGTTCCCACAGGTCGGCCCAATGAACGCATTCGGCAACGTTGCCCCCGGCACGCTGTCAGCCAACGCATTCGGCCTCTCAGTTGTGGTGTGTCCATACGAGAGCGACTTCCTCGCAATCGGTGCCGCCGATGGCTTCGAGATTTACGAACAGCAAAAGGGTGCAATCCAAGTCGAAGCCACCGATGGCTCGCTGTCACGCATCATCAAGTTCCGCGGATACCTCGCGACCTTGATGCTTGATGCCAGCAAGTTCGTTGAAATCGCCTAAGTTCACTCCCTCCAGGTGACACTGAACGGTGGCAACTTACTCACTTACCCATAAACAGGTAGTTAGTAACGTTGCCGTCGTTCAGTTGCTGGAGAACCACAGCTTCGAGGTAGGGCAGTCAATCACCCTGTCTGGCATCAATGCCACGTGGAATGGCACGCACAAGATTCTTGCGTTGCCCGAGTACTACTTCATCGGCGTATCGCAACAAGGCGATTATCAGTACGACACTGACACCATCATCCCTAATCAGGTGCTGTTTGCGCTGACCACGGATGACGCTGATCGAGCAGCCGCCACCGGGACATGCACCTACTCGGTAACGTGCTCATGGATTGTCCTGGGCGATGTCGAGGACTACCTCGGCTTCACGTTCACTAACCCGAGTGCCGACCTTGACGTAGCAAACATGGCTGTCAGTGCAGCGAACCAATTTGCGTACCGTAAGCGCGAGGAATCAGGCTATTTTGACTCACCGACCACTGTGCCTGATGGCGCGGTAAAGCTCGGCACCGTTCAGTACGCGGCGATTCTGTACCGTGAGCGCGGCTCCACGGAGGCGTTTGCGTCGTTTGACCCACTAGCCACAGGTGGCCCGGTCACAGGCAACTACGGTCAAATCTTGCGTTTGCTCGGAGTCAATAAGCCACAGGTGGCCTGACATGTCAAACATGTTCAAGGATGGTTACGACCAACTGGTCACCAAACTGCAGACGATTACCGGGCTGCGTGTGTTTGATGATCCACGCAACATGAACCCACCGTGTGCACTTGTCGAGGCACCGACCATCATGATGGCAACCAACGTGGTTGCTGACATGGAGTTTCGCGTCGTAATGACTGCCCTAGGCACTGGTGACAACAGGACGCTTGACAGCCTGCTGGACAACATTGATTTGATTCGCGCTGCACAAATCGGCTTGACGGATGCACGCCCAACTACCGTGTCGTACGGTGGCGCTGACTACCCTGCCTACGAGCTGACAATACGCACCAAAGTAAGCCCCTAGGGCTACTAGACTGCCCTACGGGTAAGCAGCGACCCTCGACGTAGAGGAGATTCGCTACATGGCTAACGCAACCACTTACCTGGCTTCCCCAACATTCGGCATCGGTGCTGCTGTTGGCTCAATCAAAGACCTGACCGATCAGTGCAAGTCGGTGGTCATCACCAAGTCGCGTGAAGCGCTTGACTCCACTTCGTTTGGCAACACTGGTCGTCAGTTTGTCGGTGGCCTTACCAACGTGACCGTGACCGCCACGCTGCTCATGGAGTACTCGGCATCGCCCGGTACCTACGTTGACCTCACCAGCCTTGTCGGCACGAACGTGTACGTCGCAGTAAAGCCAACCTCGGGCGGTATCACGACAACCAACCCAGAATTCCAAATCACTGGCGGATACCTTGAGTCGCTCGATTTGGTGAACGGCTCGGTCGGTGAACTGTCCGAAGTGGAAATCACCATCACTGGCGGCGTGCTGGTTGAGGACGTGACGGCGTGAAACTAACCATCAAGGTGTCGTTCAAGACACCAGCAGCGGAATTGGTTACAGAGCAAGTCACAACGACAATTGCTACGGCTGCTGCGTGGGAACGCAAGTTCAAGCGCCGCGCCAGCGATTTACAGGCTGGTATCGGCATTGATGACATCATGTTTATGGCGTGGCATCAGCTCAACGTCAATAAGCGTGAGGGTCGCGATTATGACACTTGGCTTGTGTCCGTTGAGGATTTTGAGGTAGTGGAGACTGCCCACGCAAACCCTACGGAAGCAACAGCGTCCGCCGCCAGTTAGCGGAACTGCTGTTGGCTACCGGGTGGTGGCCTCCAAACATCGAGTTTGATTCTGAGGATTTGGCTACCGTGTTACTGCTGGCGAGAAAGCAACAACAACGTGGCAGTTGAAAGCACCATTCAGATTTACGGCATCAAGGCGGCTCTAAAAGAGCTGAACACTATTGATGCCAAATTGCGTCGTGAAGTGACCAAAGATTACAAGCAGATTGTGTCGAGTGTCGTGGCTGATGCCAAAGCGGCTATGCCTAGCCAAGCACCGTTGAATGGTATGAATCGTGGCTGGAAAACCAAATCTGGCTTTGAGATTATTCCTAAAGATGGTTGGTCAACTGCTGCTGCACAAAAGATGTTGGCAGCCAAAATCAATACTAAAAAGGTCAAAGAGTTTCGTGGCACGAAAGTCAATGTCGGCACTTTTCGCATTGTGTGGACTGGTACGGCTAACACCATTTTTGACATTGCTGGACGTAAATCAAGTGGCACGTTTGTAGATCGGCTAAATGCCCGGTATGG